GAATACTGGGCCTACTGGTAGTACTGGGAATACAGGACCTACTGGGGTTACTGGGAATACTGGATCTACAGGATATACTGGGAATACTGGACCTACAGGCAGAACTGGTGCTACAGGGAATACTGGGACTACTGGACCTACCGGGGTTACTGGGAATACTGGGCCTACTGGACCTACTGGTAATACTGGGAATACAGGACCTACTGGCGTTACTGGAAATACTGGGAATACTGGACCTACAGGGTATATTGGTAATACTGGGAATACTGGACCTACTGGGGTTACTGGGAATACTGGGCCTACTGGACCTACTGGTAATACTGGGAATACAGGACCTACTGGCGTTACTGGAAATACTGGGGATACTGGGAATACTGGACCTACTGGATTTACTGGGAATACTGGACCTACTGGGGTTACTGGGAATACTGGACCTACAGGATATACTGGGAATACTGGACCTACTGGATCTACTGGCGTTACTGGAAATACTGGGGATACTGGTAATACTGGACCTACTGGATTTACTGGGAATACTGGACCTACTGGGGTTACTGGGAATACAGGACCTACTGGGAATACTGGACCAACAGGACCTACTGGGGTTACTGGGAATACTGGACCTACTGGATCTACTGGATCTACTGGATCTACTGGATCTACAGGCTCTACTGGATCTACTGGATCTACTGGTAATACTGGACCTACTGGATCTACTGGATCTACTGGATCTACTGGATCTACTGGATCTACTGGATCTACTGGATCTACTGGACCTACAGGATATACTGGGAATACTGGACCTACTGGATCTACTGGATCTACTGGGGTTACTGGGAATACTGGACCTACTGGATCTACTGGGATTACTGGGAATACTGGATCTACAGGCTCTACTGGATCTACTGGATCTACTGGTAATACTGGACCTACAGGTTTTACAGGTAATACTGGTAATACTGGGTATACTGGGAATACTGGGAATACTGGACCAACAGGACCAACAGGACCTACTGGGGTTACTGGTAATACTGGACCTACTGGTAATACTGGACCTACAGGTTTTACAGGTAATACTGGTAATACTGGTGTTACTGGGGTTACTGGGAATACTGGACCTACTGGTGTTACTGGTATGAGTGGTGATACTGGGAATACTGGGAATACTGGACCAACAGGACCTACTGGGAATACTGGTAATACTGGACCTACAGGGGTTACTGGAGTTACTGGACCTACTGGATATACAGGATATACTGGTAATACTGGATCTACAGGTTTTACAGGTAATATTGGTAATACTGGGAATACTGGATCTACAGGAGTTACTGGGAATACTGGATTTACTGGACCTACTGGATATACTGGGCCTACTGGATATACAGGGTATACTGGTTCTACTGGTATTACTGGTAATACTGGTCCAACTGGTGTTACTGGATCTACAGGGAATACTGGAAATACTGGACCTACTGGACCAACAGGACCTACTGGGGTTACTGGTAATACTGGACCTACTGGGGTTACTGGAGTTACTGGACCTACTGGATATACAGGGTATACTGGTACATTTGGAAATGTTGGCACAACATATGGAGATTATTTATATTGGAATGGTTCTGAGTGGGTTGTTGGTGGTAATAATATTAATATAGGTACTAATGCAGGTACTAATAATCAATTGCAATATGCTATTGCATTAGGGAATAATGCAGGAAATAGTAATCAAGGAACAGACTCTATTGCAATAGGAAATGGTGCGGGTCAGCATAATCAGAGTTATTATTCTGTTGCTATAGGTCATAATGCAGGATTTACTGGGCAAGGATCTCTATCAATTGCTTTAGGTGCAAATGCAGGAGTAACTACACAAGGTAATGATGCAATTGCAATAGGTAGTGGCTCTGGCAATCTTAATCAAAGTACAAATGCTATTAGTATTGGAATTTCTGCAGGATACAATAATCAAGGACAAAATGCTATTAGTTTAGGAAAATATGCAGGATACAATAATCAAGGACAAAATGCTATTGCTTTAGGATATAATGCTGGGAACATTGATCAAGTAAACAATTCAATTATAATAAATGCATCAGATCAAGCACTAAATTCACAGGTAGGTCTAACAGGGGGATTATATATTAATCCTATCCATAATGATGATGCACATATTTCTAATGTAATGTTTTATAATACAACAACTAGCGAATTAACATATAGTGCAGTTATACTTGGATATACTGGATCTACTGGACCTACAGGTGAAACTGGACCTACAGGTGAAACTGGGTCTCAAGGACAAATATTATCTATGGCAATACCATATGTTACATCAGCACCCAATACATCATATACATTAAATGAATATGCATTTGCTTATTCTGGATGCACTATAAATTCGACTAGTTTTATTAAAACATCAAACACAAATCACAATAATATTATTACCTCAACTCAAAGTTATTCTGATGCTTATTTTTCATTTACAGCTGCAATTACAATTAATACATTCTATCCTCAAAAAATTGGTTTATTATTAGATACTTATATTCCTTCTGATAATGGTAGTAATGCTACTATAAATTTTGGAACTGATTTCTTTGGATTTATATTTACTCTTGGTTCAGTATATATTACAGAAAGTGGTGATGCTCATACTTTTGTAGGTAGTTATACACCAGGAGATGCTTACACAATTGTTTTAACTCAAAATGATTTCATTCTTTATTACAAAAATAATAATATAGTATGGACTAGTAATCCATCAAGAACAGCTGGTAATTATAAGATTGCAGCATCAGCATATAAACTTAATGATACAATATCTAATGTAATATTTGGTCCATATTCTTATATAGGTTCAACAGGACCTACTGGTCCTACTGGACCTACAGGTGAAACTGGACCTACAGGTGTAACTGGACCTACAGGTGTAACTGGGCATACAGGTGAAACTGGACCTACAGGTGAAACTGGACCTACAGGGGTTACAGGATCTACTGGAAATACGGGGCCAGCATTATTTACATTAACACCTCAAGATGCATATTCTAGTTTACCTTCACCAAATTCTATATTAGCTATATCAATTCCTATAAGTAGTCGGTCTCGGATTATTTCAACAGAGGGGTTTGCTAATGCAGTGTTAACATTTGTTGTTACAGCAAATAATTTAACAAAAACAGTTGGACTTAAATATGATAGTGCACCTAATAATGATGTAGTATGTAATGGGTTCTTTATGTATTTTGGTGGTTCAACTAATTTCTATATTGCTGAAAATGGCAATTCACCAGCCGGTCCATTCTCCTATAATATTAATGATGTGTTTACAGTTACAATTGTTGCAAATGCAGTATCATATTATCATAATTCTATATTGATATATTCACATGGTAACGTAATTTCTAATAATTATCGTGCCTGCTTTGATTTAGCTGAAAATAATGATTTTATTAAAAATATTTCATTTAGCTATATAAATGGCGGTGTGACAGGATATACTGGCAATACTGGGCCTACAGGTGCAACTGGTTCAACAGGTAATACAGGACCAACAGGTGAAACTGGACCTACAGGTGAAACTGGACCTACAGGGGTTACTGGTAATACTGGGTCTACTGGAAATACTGGGTCTACTGGAAATACTGGTCCAACAGGAAATACTGGTCCTACAGGGGTTATAGGATTTACTGGATTTACTGGATTTACTGGATTTACTGGATATACTGGTAATACTGGATCTACAGGGTATACTGGGCCAACTGGAAATACTGGTCCAACAGGTGAAACTGGGCCTACTGGAAATACTGGGCCTACAGGAGTTACTGGGCCTACTGGGAATCAAGGACCAATTGGACATGTATTACGTGTAGATCAAGTTAATGGTAATGATACATATGCATCACAATATCCATATTCCCAACCTTTCTTAACAATTGGCAATGCATTAAGTAGTGCTCAATCAGGAGAGTGTGTTTATATTTATCCTGGTACATACAATGAAACTCTTACATTGCCTAGTAATGTTTCAGTTCGTGGTATAAATTTGCAGGCTGCTGTAATTCAACAATTAAATGTAAATTCCAATACAACCTTGGTTACTATGGGTACCTCATCACGTTTAGAAGATGTTACGCTTAATCTGTCTAGTTCTAGCAATGTTAATCTAACTGCATTATATTATCCTAATGGAACAACTATAAATGCAAAACTACGCACACTTGTTATAAATACAACTAGTACTGCAACAGGTGCAAATAATATATATGGCATTTTATCAAATGGTACATCAAGTAATACTGTATCATCTTTTAATGCAGTTCAACGTAGTACAATAAATGTAACATCTGCTGGCTCTGGTCCTGCCCGTGGTATAATGAATAGTGGTAGTAATTACATGTCTGTGCGGGACTCTACTATTTATTGTACTGGGGCAGGCAGTAATTTAGTAGGTGTTGAAAATAGTAATTCGGCGGGATATACTTCGGTAAAAACAAGTTCTATTTCAGGTGGAACATATGATATTCTTAGAACAACCGGAACAATATTACTTTCATCTACTGATTTAGTAAATTCAACAAGTGATTCTCTAGGGTTTACTGTTAATATAGTACCTGCAAAATTATCATTTAATCTTGGTTCTTTAGTTTTATTTACTGGTGCTGGTGCTGAAGCATCAACTCTAATAGGTACATATTATTGTAAACCTGGAACAGAATTTGCGAATTTTGCAACTGCTATCATAGGTAATCCATTTATAAAAAAATGTATAGTATTTGAAGGCCTATTATATGCATCAAATGCAATTAGTGGTAGCCAAGTTGTAACTGCTACATTATATAAATCTACATCTTCTAATACATTAGGTACATCATTTGCATCACTAGTATTAAATTCGTCTACTCAAGTTGCTACATTCACAAATATAAGTTCATCATTTAATGCTTTGACAGATTTTCTGCAAGTTGAAATTGTAGTAAGTGGTGCCAATTTAACTACAGGAACAGATATTTTAACATCAATATCACTTTATTAAAAAATACAAAACATAAAATATAAAAACATAATTAACTATAAAAAAATAATTAACTTAATGACACTTATGCATTGGTATTGGTATTGGTATTGGCATTAGCATTGGCATTAGCATTAGCATTCAACAACATAAAAAACCGTTTCAAGCTATCACTCATTCCTAAATTTCCAACTACTTTTAGTGCCATCATCTTTAAAACATTATCAAAACTTAATCCTGCAGTTTGATTAAAAAAGTATAGCCAGAGACCTAACCCTATTTCCAAGGTTTTTTTATCATAGCAAACTAATACTGTTGGCACATTTGTTTGGTATGCATTAGTTATCATTGTACATATTTTTCTGTAGATTGATAATAGTTTAGTATATTCTTCTTTTTGCATTTGTAGTTTAATTTCATTAATATAATTGTTTGATTTACCCCAAAATTCTAAATAGTCATCAAATTCAATGCGGTTTTTAACATTATTATAGTCAGTGAATTTGCGTAGTGATATGTTAAAATCCTGTACACTTTTAGGAGCAGAGGGATTATTATAACACCAATAAACATTTGGTAGCAAAGCTAGTATAGTTGGCATATTTGCAATTGTATTTGTGTTGTAGTTGTGTTGTAGTTATGTAGTTGTATCTAGCACTGTTGTTAATTATACTTTATACTTTTTATACTTTCACGTTTAATAATTTGGTCTTCTTATACTTATAGATACTAAAAAACATTAAAAATAAATAACTACTTAACAGACAAACAATAGACAAACAATAGACTAATAAAACCCATATGGCATTTGCATCACCACTATAAAATATTGCAATCAGTAGGTGGTCCAGAAGGTAGATTTCCCCAATTTATATTAACATGTTTTGATATTTTCAACTTATCTAGATCAATATCGTCAAGTGTAGTAACTTGGCCACCTTTATGTTTATGATGTAATGCTTGTGATTTCACTAAATTTTTTTTGGTAAGTTTACCTTTTGATATATACATATCTAGATGCTTGCCTTTTTTCCATTGCCTTTTACGAAGTTTCCCTTTTAATGTTACTGATTTTTTTGCCATTGAATATATTTGCTATTTACAAAAAGTTAGTGAGAGTCTTAAGTGCGTAAACTTGCTATTAACATAAAATGATATAAAAATATAAATCCTACAATAGGAGCAAACTTAAGTTATATAACTTATTTAGATTAGGCAAGTAACGGCAAGTAACTAGTACAACTTTCTAAAATTGATTTTATTTAGTTTAATAGTTAGTTAGTTATAAAAACTTGTCCTGCAATTAGTAACTTACAAGCTTGTAAGCTTGTATAATCCTGATTTGTAGTCTATATCTACTTAATAAATTCATTCTATATGTCTGCATTTTCAATACCACAAGATGATATTGCCTCATTATTTGCAAATATTAATAAATTTAAAAATATAGAGAAACAGACTACAAAACTTGAAAAGAAACTTAAAGAAGATAATAGTAATAAATTTTGTGAAGAACTTGGTAAAGAGCTGCATGAGACAGATCTAGAATCTCATGAAAAATGTAAAGTTGATAGACAGAAAACACTTAAAATAGTTGATAAAGGTGATAAAAGTGATAAAAAACAGGGAATTGATGGACTATATAATATGAAATCATTTAAAGATGCTAAAGATGCTAAAGATGCTAAAGATGCTAAAGATTCTAAATTCATTAAATGCAATGGCTGTTCATCTGACCATTTATTTGAAATAGATGGTTATAATATATGTCAAGCTTGCGGTTTGTATAATGACTGTGTAATTGATAGTGGTCAAGAATGGCGTTATTATGGTGCAGATGACAATAAAGGTGTAGATCCAGCTCGTGCTGATATTCCTACAAATGAACTGCTACCACATGCAAGTATGGGGTCACTAATTGGTTTTGGTACTAAGGAAACTAATACTACAAAACGCATTCGTAATATGAATTTTTGGAATTCAATACCCTACCGCGAATCTAGCTTACGTGATACATTTAATAGCATTACTATTATGGCACATAATGCTGGAATTAGTCAATGTATTGTCGAAGATGCTAAAATTATGTATAAAAAAGTATCAGATATTAAATCGTCACGGCGATCAAAAAAAGAAGCAATGAAAGCTGGCTGTATTATGCTTGCTTGTAAGTTAAAAGGAGTACCACGTAGTTGTAATGAAATTTCAAAAATATTTAAAATTAAAAATAATAAAACACTACGTAAAAGTATTAAAACATTTGAGGAAATATGGAATAATATTCAAATTAATGAAAATGGTAATGATTCACAGTTTACTCTGAATACTGATGATAATAGTGATAGTGATAGTGATAGTGATAGTGATAGTGAGCTTGAAATTGATGAATCAAATGCATTTGAAAGTGAAAGTGATGATTTATTAAATAATCATAATTTACATAAATTGCAATTGCAAAGTCAAATAAATATAATACCTACAGATCCATGTAAATCTATAAATAGTAATATACTAACAACTTTAAAAATTGTAAATGTAGTGAAGCCTATAATTATTAATACTAAAACTGATGCAAAAATATATACATATGATAGTATAAAATATTTACATCGTTTTTGTAGTACATTAGGATTAGATGAGCAAATTTACAGTATATGTTACAATATACTAGTTAAAGTTGAACATGATAAATATTTAGAAAGACATAATCCTTTATCTAGAACTGCATCTATTTTATATTATGTTATTGACAAACTAGATTTAAATATTACTAAATACAACATTGTACAAACTTGCGAAATTTCAGAAGTAACAATAACTAAATGTTATCACAAACTTATTAAATATAATGATGTTTTGCTACATTATTTTAATTAATTTTAATTAATTTTAATTAAGTAAAATCAAGTAAACTATTTTAACTATTTTATTTTAACTATATTCAAAGATATCGTTTATTTTTCATTTAATAATTCTAGTGTTATAATAAGTTTTTACTATGTTTGATTTACAAGGAATTGGTATGAATATTGTTCTAGTTGGGTTTGTCCTTCTAGCAGTGTGTATTTTATATCTTCTATATACAAATTTTAAAAAGGCTAGAGAACTAGATACTTTAAACCAAAAAGTTGAAGATTTGAAAAATATATTTTTTAATCAACAAAAACATAATGATATAGCGCAAGCACACTTAGCAACTATGCTGCATCAACAACATGATAATATTGGTAATGTAAGCAATGTAGGCACTGTTAAAAAGGTTGTTGAAGATCCTAGAGTGCAGACTGAACCTGCATCTGTATCTGTAACTACTAGTAAAGTTAGAGTTGTTGGTATTCCAAATACAGTACTTAATAAAGCAAATCTAGATAGTTATGCAAAGATACAAACAGGGCTAAATACATCAACAAATAAACTACAGGAGTTAAAAGAGTTAAAAGAATTACAGGAGCTAGATGCACTTGATACACCAAAACCAACTTGTAATGATGGAGATAATAACATTAATGACATTGATAATATTAGTGATATCGATGATATCGATGATATAAAACAAAAAAATACTACATGTGATGCTAATGTTACTGATGATGTTGCTGATGATGTTGCTGATAATGTTGCTGATGATGTTGCTGATGATGTTGCTGATGATGTTGCTGATAATGTTGTTGATGATGATGCCGCCAATATAGATCTAGATCTAGATGATTTAACTGAAGATTTAGGAGATGTTGATAAAATTAATGTTTCTCATATATTTCATAAAATTAATGATATCAAAAACTTGCTAAATATAAATGAAATAAATGAAATAAATGACATAAGTGATATAAGTGATATGCCTGGATTATTGAGTATGAATGATATAGATGATATGAATTACATGCCTGATATGAATGATGATATTGATGATATTGATGATATTGATAATATTGATGATATTGATGATATGAATAATGATATTGCTGAGTCAATTAAAACAGAACCAATAGTACATGAGTTAGATGATATTAATTTAGATCTTGATTTAGAGGAAATAAATAATGATATGAATGATATGAATGATATGAATGATATGAATGATATGAATGAGGTAATTGAACCTGAATTAAATATAGATTTAGATGATTTAGATGAAATTGACAATAGCTTTCAACCAGCAACACCTATACCTACTGTAAATGTAAATGTAAATCAACAGACTATTAAATCTATAAATCTTTTACAAACTAAAGTATTACACACTGATACTATCTCTTCAAACTCAAACTCAAACTCAAATCATAATACTAAATCTATTCATATTGATGCATCTGAAACAACTGTACCAAATATTGTATCTATAAGTAAAATAGATATTGTTGCTAAAGCACAAGATAATAAAATAGAATCATCTGATGTTCTTCAAACATTATTATCAGGTAACACAAAAAATCCAAAACATAATAATACTATTTCAGATTCAAATGATAAAGTAAATCAAGACATACAAAAAATGTCTCTTAAACAATTAAAAGAATTAGCAAAACATCATAAAATTAATTCTTATGCTAATAAAACTGAACTTGTTATAGCTTTATCTAAACTTGTAAATTCCGAACAGGTGTAATATGCATACATTAATTACAATAAATCAATTACAACACATCAATTACAACACATCAATTATATAATAAATATAGTTATCTTGCTCTTTAAATAATTTACTTAATGAATTAGGTAAAGTTGCAGATGTTTGCGCTTCTAGATATGCTTTAATTTTACCATTTAATTCTTTTGTTTTTTCTTTAGTTAATTTACTCTGTAAACCTAATATAATATCATTATAGTTATCTAACCTCACACTGTTACGTGTATTTAGTTCATCTATAAGACTTTTATCAATTTGATATTTATCATAGACAAGTGCAACCTGCTCATCATCACCTACTTCTTTAAGAAAACCAGTTAAATGCGGTTGTGCAATTGATATTTTATTATCAGTTGAAATCTTATTTATTTGCACATGATAAAGTGTATATGTATAGTATTTTTCTATAAGTTTTATAAATTTAGATTTCTGCTTTTCAAACTCTTTTTTATCTATTTCTTTTAAATCAAGTTTAGCAATTAACATATCATAATCAAATCTTAACTGTGCTCTAGCATTGCTAATATCTGTCTTCATTTGTGCAAGTGTATTATAATCATATTGAATAATATGCGGTTTTCTAAGTTCATAAATTAGTTCTAAGGATTGTATATCACCTTTTTTATCAGTTAGTTTGCTAACTATAACACTTTCACGGCCATTTTTAATTTGATAAGACGCTTTATTATATTTTGCATATAGTTGATTAAATGTTGCCTTGTATTGAGTATACTTATCACTATGATAATTTGAAATATATTCATCTACAGTAATTTTAATCTTGTCTAGATTAATAAGCTCCTCATCTTCTGGTGCCAAATAAATAATTTGTAGATCTAAAGGTTTTATAAGAACACCACCTTCAAGTAAGTTGCTAGCAAATGAAGCTTCTGTAATAGGATCAGGTGCTTCCTTTTCTATAATTGCATCAAGAGTTGAAACAACTTCATGTTTATCTAATGTAGAAGCAGATTGCTCAATAGAATGATCAGTATCAGGCATTTAATATAGGTTAATATTAAAAAATATTAAAAATTTCAAAATCTAGCACAGTAATTTTTTTATAGAAAGGAATGCTTGGAATGCTTGGAATGCTAAAACCGCCATTTTAACCAATTTGCAATGTTTTCTTAAATTTTCCAAATAAAATTGAAATATACTTAATATAAACAGAATCTATAAACTAATAGATATTGAGTCATCTCAACATCCTAAAATGTCTTCAACTAAATCTGGTGCTGCCTCTGCTACCTCTAATGTCGTTGAATCTAAGGTTAGTAAGCTAGCAAAGGCTATGATTCCCCCATTGATTCCTACTGATTTTAGCAATGATAGTGTAGTATATAGTTCACTTAATGTAACTGATAAGGGATTTAAGTCAATTACAACAACTTATGATGCAGGTGAATTTGTTGTTATTGCTAAAAACTGTACTGTTATCTCTTATAAGAAAAAGGATAATTCAGCATCAGAAGAAGTTGATACTAAGAATAAGAATAAAAAAGATAAGTATCAACCAAAAGATAAGTATCAATTATTTATGAATATTAAGGATGAAGCCTTTATTAACTTTGTTGAGACTTATGAAAAATCTCTTATTGAAATCGGTGCAAAACATAGTAAAGAATGGTTTGATGGTCATGTATTTGATGAAGATGAAACAGCAACTATGTTTAAGCCACTTATGAAAAAGCATAGTATTTATGGCTATTCATTAAGTGCAAATCTCACAAACGACTGTAATGTTATTAATAATACCGGTAAGACAACAGAGATTACCGGTGCTACTAATTCCGAGGCTGCCCTCATCAAAAATAGTATTGTTAACATTGCTTTTCGATTTAATAAGATTAACATTGTTAAATTTGATTCATATCGTGTTGGAATAGATATTAAGCAGGTTAATGTTAATGGTGTTGCATCTAATGCACCAATGAAGAGCAATGCTATTATGGCAAATGAGTATGAGAAGGGCAAAATTACATTTTCACCTCTTGACACAAGTAACAAGAATGGTAAAAAATGCAATATTTTATATAATGCTCCTAGCTTACTGCGCATTAGTTTTAAGAATGTTATTGGGCGACTATTCCGTATGGAAGATCCTGAGGGAAAAGTTACATACAGTATTAGCATTCGCTTGACTGATCCTGAATATTGCAAGATGTTTGCAAATATTGAACAGGAAATTATTGACCTACTCTATTCTAAGAGAGTTGAGTTTTATGGCACCAACAAAACTAAGAAGCAAGTTACATTAGGTGTACACATTACCTCTTATGGAAAAGATGATAAAGTTCGTATTCAAAACGGAGAACCACCAAAGTATCCTAAATCTCTATGGGTTAAAATATTTCATAATTATGCAAAGAGTTTTGATAACAAAATTATCAATTCAGAAACCAAACTGCCTATTACAAATGCAGATGAACTTGTAAATAAGGATTTAACTATTGTTGATCTAGAAACATATGTTAGACATCTGTGGATTGGTGCTCAAGGTACTAGCATTAACTTTACATTGAATAAGTGCGAAATCAGCTATGAAGTTCCAATTTATAATATGGATGATATTAATAGCAAGGAAAATGCAAAATCTGATGAAGAGGAGGATGATGAAGAGAACGATGAAGAAGAAAAAGATGTTGAAAACTCATCTAATGAAGATGATGAATAAATATGATAAGTAAATAATGCTATTACAAATAGTGTATTACATATCTTTAGTTAGTTAATAAATAAATATTATTATTTTATTTTTTTAGATTTTTTAGATTTTTTAGATTTTTTATATTTTTTATATTTTTTTAGTTTTTATTACATTCTAACTTAAAGACTTACTTAAGATTTATTTTATAAAATTGATAATTATTTATTTTGATTATTAATTACTTTATAAAATATAATATTAAATTATCATTTAATTATCATTTAATTATCATGGAACTTCATATTATTCTAGGACCTATGTTTTCAGGTAAATCTACAAAATTAATTGAACTATATAATGTTAATACTGCTAATACCGCCACTAGTATTAAAGAATCAGCACTTATTATAAATCATGCATCTGATAATAGATACGGGGTAAGTGAAATTGCAACACATGATCAGCTTAAACTACCTTGCATTAGTCTTGGCTTTCTATCTGATATATTTACAAAAGTTAATATTGCAGACTATACACATATTTTCATAGATGAAGGGCAATTTTTCATTGACCTTTTAGAAACTGTTAAACGTTTACTTATTAAATATAAGAAAACTATATATTTAGCAGGTCTAGATGGTGATTATAAACAATCGCCATTTTCAAATTCAGGGTTTCTTGAACTTATTCCATATGCTACAACAGTTACTAAGCTAACTGCAAAATGCTATGAATGTGGTAATCTAGCTCAAGCTACTAAAAGAATTTCTGCTTCAACTCAACAAATTTTAGTAGGTGGAGCAAATGATTATGTACCTGCTTGCTTAAATCATATTGATAATTTAGGCTACTGATAATTTAGGCTACTGATAATTTAGTATGTTTAATACCTTCATTATATCATTTTTTATTTTTTAATATAAAGCCACTATGTTTATACACATAAACTTAAACTTTCTTAATTTCATAACAATGGTTAAAAATCGTACTTCTTCAACAGTAAAAAAAGCAGTTGCACATCTTACAACTCTTACATCACCACTTCAAACACCACTTCAAACACCACTTCAAACACCACTTCAAACACCACTTCAAACATCACTTCAAACACCACTTCAAACATCATATACATCATCAGACTATCTAGAGCAAACAACACTCTCTGAAAGCAAATTGATTATTACAAATGATAATTCAAAAGATACAACAACTATCCATGTACCTATCCCAGTACAAATCCATGAACCTATCCTAGATACTAATGAACAGATTCAAATTGGATTGGATTTTCTTCAACCAAAAAAACGTGGTAGAAAATCTAAAAAAGATGAGCAAATTGCAAATATCCAAACTGATATATGCACTGATATATGCACAGATATGCATTCAGATAAATATACTAACAGTGATATTGTTACTGATGATATAACTATTAAAAGTAAATCTATAGATATACCTCATAATGATATGGATTCAATGCTAAAAACAAAACGTCGTGGTCGCAAACCAAAAGACAAATTCAAATATGAAAGTGCAGACTTTGATGAATATCAAAAAAATAATAAAAAAGAAGACAATATTGTTATTAAATTACCATTAACTTGTCTCAAACTTAATGAAGAATTTAATATTGGTAACGATTTATTTCCATATAATCCAAATATTACAACACCTAAACCATATAATCCTGATCACCATATTATATACTCATCTCTTAATGATGATGATCGAGATTCAAGTGAAGATTCTAATACATATATAGGTAATACTACTAAATTACATTTAAATCCTGATACTTTTGACAATACAAACTTTAATAAATGTTTTGAAGCTATAAAATATGATAAAAATGGATGCAAAATAGGTGGAGGGCTTGGTGGTATTGGAGGGCTTGGTGGTATTGGTGGTATTGGTAGTATTGATGATAGTACCAATAATATTATTGGTGTATCTGGTAGTGATAATGACTATGTAAAGTTACGTTCTCATGCACGTAATACACAGTATTTAGCAAACGACGAAAATTTTTGCAATAAATGTACACATTGCAAAGCAATCCAGCAATCCTATGCTTGTGATCCGGATTCAGATGTAAGACAAATTGATATTATTCTCAATAACAAATATAACAGTAATACTGATAAATTTAATGTCTTAACAAATATGAGTTCAAATGGAACATGTGATAAATGGCCTGAGACTACTGATGTTGTATGCCTTTGGTGTTGTCATACATTTGAAAATACACCTTGGGGTATTCCATATAAATTTAGTAATGGGAAATTTACATTATTTGGTAATTTTTGCACTGCTAACTGTTCCCTTGCATATTTATTAAACAATTATAAAGATGATGAAACTTTATGGGAAAAAATTGCTCTTATTAACTTATTTTACTTTAAAGTATATGGGGTGTATAAAAATTTAACACCATCATATGATAAACTATGCCTTAAAATGTTTGGTGGTACTCTTTCTATTGATGAATATCGTAATTTAATAACATCCTATGAAAAATCTTATAGTATAGAGTTTCCTCCGTGCAATACAATTATTCCATTACTTGAAGAAATTTATAAAAAAACTAACTTAAATAATAATTTTATACCAGTTGATAAAAACCGTGTACAAATGGCTAATACCGAACTCAAACTTAAGCGATCTAAACCTATTATTAATCATAAAAATACACTTGATTTTTGCCTTGGAGGGAAAATGTGAAGTTAGTGGGGTTAGTAGAGTTAGTGGGGTTAGTAGTATTATATTGATTTTTTTATTATTTTTATACATTAAATATAAAAACTAAAGTTAATTAAAGTAAACTAAAGTAAACTAAAGTAAACTAAAGTTAATAAATTTATATCAAGTAAAAAAATAGTCTAAAAATTCTAAACATAAAGTAAAGTAAAATTATATAATATATAAATGGTTGTTAACCAACTATTTACTGAACCACCAACAATAGAATTTATTAATAAATTTATATCAACACTTGGGCTTTGTGATATTCATGATCGTAAAGTATTTACTTTTCTAGATATGACACATCATAACACAATTACTGCACTGAAACCTTTGCATGAAGAACTTATTGATATATATTTACCATGTAAACGCAACTATGTAAATGAATTAACACATAAAAACATTATTACTATTTTAAGACAAATGCTTAAAGTTGTTGATCATGATATTCTTAGCAAAGAAAAGTTTATAAAAGGTTCTAAATATATAGAATATAAAATTGTTACTAAATATGAAAAGGGAAATGCTAAAATAAAACCAAGTAGGCGCAAGAAAAAAAAAGACTTTATTATTGATTTTGATTAAATGTTTTGATTAAATATTTGCTCTACTATTTTATTGAATATACTATCATTATTAACAAAATTATCATCCATTAAAGCATTTTCTATTATTATCACATTTTTTCCATCTTTTTGCAATTTAATATAAAATTCAATATGTTTTTTATATAGCTCAGTCTGGTACTCAATATTTATATTGTTTTCACCATTGCGATTTCGCATTTTAATACGTGAAATGCTCTCATTTAACGATGTATTTAGTAAAATCCATTTATCAGCTATTATTGGCATTATATAAACCCACAAATCACACCACATATTATACATCTGCATTCGCAAATTACCAACTTTTGGCTTTAATAATTCCATAAATATATATCTATCTGTCCAGATACTCCTTTCCAATAGATAAATATCAATATCTTGATTATCAAATATAGTATTAATAACTGAATCAATACGTGTTATATATGTAAATGTTTGAAACTCATAGCAATTCTGTTCAATATCACTGTAAAAATATTTAAGCGCACCTGTGTCATTCCATATATCAACTGGTTCTAATATAGCTTTTGCTTTAATACCAGTTTTTTTTAAACTAGTTTCTAGCATAGTAATAAATGTTGTTTTACCAGCACCAATAATTCCATCAAAAATATAGAATTTTTTCTTACCATTTTTAATAATGTCTAGAACCTTTTGAAATTTTTCTGATTTTGTAACTATATCTAAATCTAATGACATGTTACTGTTACTGTTATATTATAGTTGCAAATATAATTAGCTATCTAGATATCTGGCTATCTAGCTATCTGGCTATCTAGATATAGGTATCTAGACAGATATTATTTAATAAATATATAAATATTTTTATATCAATTTTAACATATATTTTATTGGAAATGATATTGGAATACATTATCACACATCACAAGTATCTGCATCACCTTTATAAATAAGTCCCTCTTCAATGTAAACCTCTTTTGCACCTTCATTCAACGGTACAACACTATCAAAACTCACTAATTCATTATAGTTGAACTCTTCTGATGAAATATTATTCAACTCAATTAAATAATTGTCCATATCAATACCATCACGCATCTTCTCTAAACTTGCAATATAGTTACGTGTTATATATTTAACACGCGCATTAGGTATATCATTGCGCACAACTAATATTACACGCTGCGAATACGTTTCTAGATATGATTGCAAATTGCCGGTACGGTAAAATTTTAATAAATCTACTGATTTTGGATATAAATATTGGTAATATTTTCTAATATATTCGTTAAATGTTTCTTTATCTTTATTACTAACCAAATTATAGTGTAGTGCAAGCTGGCTTTTATATTTGCGAACAATACTATCTTTTACTTGACTAGCAGCTTCGGCAGACTCAAATATTTTGTCTAAATCTGAATTTATATCATAGCTACCTGCTATTTTTACTACTTCACTACGACTTTTTCCAGCAAAGTCTTCATTACTATAATACTTTCGCAAATTTGCTACTGAAGTAATACGAGGATCTGGTGCAGGAAGACCATTAAAAAAGCCACCGCCAGAACCCTGTTGCGAATTAACTGTTGCATTAATTGGTGATTTAGTGCCAATTTCTATGCGTTTTTGCAAATGTATAAAGCGCACTTTATAATTAAGTGTTAAGTCCAATAAATGTTTATTTTTTGGATGGCAAACTATAAATATAGCATCATATTCGTTGCTGCCAAACTTATTTATAAGTGTTGTTAGCGCCGGTTCAACAGTAAGAGTAAAGTCTGGTTGCAATGCTGGATCAATTACCGAAAGGTGTAATCCCCATGCTGCACAAAGTTTTATGAAATCATAGTATGAATCGCCCCAAACACCAACAGTTTTATTTTGTATATCAGGAAAATTCACTATATTAGAGAAATTGCTCACTATAAGATAAAAATCCTGATGGTAACCAATACCTATTGCAGACAGATTTGTATCTGGAAACACTTTTTTAAGAACTTGTGGGTCATTTAGAGATACTGTTGCAGGTAGCTGCAGATTAGCCTTTACTATCCCTGCTAGATACTTACAGTCACGCTTAATAAATCGTGTTAGCAATTCTTCATTTATAAAGGCAATATCTATATCGCCGGCAATCATCTTATAAATAACATCTAGACCAGATGCAATAGGAGCAAATTGTATAGGATAGATATGCTTCCGGAAATATGTACCAACATAATATTCATATGTACCTTCATCAATAAGCGCATAATTTATAACTGGTAGAGATTGGTTATTATTTATTTTGAGAACTTTATTACCTTGGCGAATATATGAATTAGTATCAAACTGTACAGTATTGCTAAGTGTCTTATCCCCTTTTAAAGATGAGTACTGTGTGAATGTCTCTTTGATTTGTGTATTGATCTGTGCATTGATCTGTGCATTAATAGTATTACAGTAAAAATAGTATATTAACGCGAGCACTAGAACTGCGATTACTATATTTTGAGGTGTTATATATGTGGGTTTGTTTATTGGTATGCTTGCAAGTTTACTTATCTCCATTTTTTCCAATAACTAATATTTTATTAGAATTTTATAGTGGTGTTGTAACTTATTTGTGTAACTTGTTTGTGTAACTTGTTTGTGTAATGCTTATTGTAATTTATGATAAAAATAAAAAAAAATAAAAAATGACTGGCAAATGTAAATGTAATGTAACTATTTATGTGAAAATATCTATTATTCAAGTGGAGATAGAGGTGGAGATCGAGGTACAGATTCAGGTACATTTGCACTTGCAAATTGAGATACAGTATTTGGATCAAATGTAAAATGCACTTCAGTATTCCATTCTGATATATAATTAACTGAATATTTACTAATACGTTTAAATAGTGCTATAAAACTGCCAAATTTTTCATGGCGACAGGAAATTATTTCTTGCGAATCACTATTTCTGCCGCGAATAAAAGCTGCCAGTGCTAGAGCTTGATGCCGATTTTTTAAATCAGCACTTGGTGTAAAGGGAAATGTTTTAGTAGTTAGTGAATTGTTTGTAGTTGTTGTAATAGTAGCATTATTACTATCATCATTACTATCATCATTACTATCATCATTACGATCATCATTATTAATAGTGTTATCAACATATGATACATTAACAAATCCTAGCTCAGCAAGTGGTTTAAAGTAACCAAGAATAGACCAACACTTATAAATTGTATCAAAATCCCACGTATTTATAGGTTCAGAGTCTGATACACGGCAATAAAAACTAAGGTGGGTTTCAACAGATGTTGAATTTAAAGGATTATTAAGCATATCTAGTGACATAGTTAATATATGAGTAGTTTGCACGTTTTAAATTATAGTTTTAAATTATTTTATCAATTTTAAGTTATATTTTTTATTAAAAAATATTGGGATTATATGTAAAATTATTAATAGGATTATTAATAGGATTATTAATAAGTTTTATAATAGATGTATTTATCATATCTAGTAATTTAAGTGTTTCAAAATAATGACCTTTTAATTGTTTTTGTTTGCTTATAAATGATAATATATTTTTAGCTAAATCAACCATATTAATAATATCACCACTTTTAGTTTTTAAATCAGTATTTATTCGTGATAACATATTTTCTAGATTTAACCAATAAAATTCTATTCCAATATCTTTATCTAAATTTATCATACTACTATCAAAATCTAGAATTACTATTTTATAACCATTAGTAGGTATTTTAATAGTATTTGTGTTATTAGTTTTACCATTATGTTTCATAATAGTATCATATTCATATTCTATATATTGTTTTTTAGTTTTTTTTATAAGTATATTATCAAGATGAATATCATTATGTAAAAATCCAAGTTTATGATATGCTAAAAATAATGACATTATAGATTGTAATAATACTGATTTTAGAATATCAAATTTTTCCAAAGTCCAATTAAAATTTTTAATAGAACCTTCAGCAATATAAGGCATAATTAAAACTGCTTTTTCATTTTCATCTGTGTGTTTAGCTGAGCATAATGGTTTTTGTATATCTTCTTTAATATTATAATATGTATTATCAAAACAATTAAATAAACACATATAATTTATAAATCCTATTATATTTTGCTCTTCTAAACTTTTACCAATTTTATATTCTTTTTCAATTGTTTTTTTTGTTGGACCAATTTTAACAACTATATTTTTATGATGTGACTTATTATTAACTATATTTTTTTGTTTGCTTGTGTTAATTAATGCTTCTAGAATTGATATATCACTTTTATTTTTAACTATTTTTTTAATTTCTATATTATCTGGATGTGTTTCTAAAGATAAACAATTAATGTTGTATTTATTGCTACCATTTTCTTTGTGATTATGACGTTCTAAATTACGTATCATTTTTAGTGTTTAGTTTTTAGTTTTTAACATTTACAAATATTTTAAGGACCACGCAAACTACGAATAGTCTTTATTTTAGAATTATATATTTGTAAACATAAACTGACATCACTCACTTATCACTCATCACTCATCATTCTTGAATGACTACATATTTGGTAATGAATATGACGCTTTAATTCCTAATTCATTATTTCCTCACAATAACTACTAGAGAATCAAACCCTTTATATTGCATTTCCATGTGAATTTACCCAAACAATATCAGAATTTTCATAATTGGTGTATGTATTCCATGGATTGGAAATTGGTTGTGTCTTTGGGTAGATAGGTTCACTTGCCCAATAAATTACATTAGCATTAACCCTATTATTTCAAAAGTTTAAGTTTTGTTAGTCTGGACTAACAGAATTAATAATTTATGATAGTTTTTTGCTAGTTTTTGTTAAATCAACACTTGGTGCAAAGGGAAATATCTTAGTAGTTTGCGAATTGTCTATAGTTGTTGTAATATCATTACTATCATCATTATTAATAGTGTTATCAACATATGATACATTAACAAATCCTAGCTCAGCAAGTGGTTTAAAGTAACCAAGAATAGACCAACACTTATAAATTGTATCAAAATCCCATGTATTTATAGGTTCAGAGTCTGATACACGACAATAAAAACTAAGGTGGGTTTCAACAGATGTTGAATTTAAAGGATTATTAAGCATATCTAGTGACATAATTAATATATGAGTAGTTTGCACGTTTTAAATTATAGTTTTAAATTATTTTATCAATTTTAAGTAAGAAATACCTAGATATTACTAGAGAAAGTGAACGGAAAACTGAAATACTTACTGCTTTGCAATTTAATAAAATACTAAATGAAAAAAATACAATAATTACAAATAAAGATTTAGCAATTAATGAGCAGTTAACAATTATTGATTTGCAAAGTACTGAATTGGATAAACTTAAAGTTGAAATTGCAAAGTTAAAAACAGCATTGCAATCTACTTTGAATTTATAGAAAAATATATAAATATAAAAATATGAATTTTTTGTAGTATTTCTATGATGATGCAATAGTTATTATAGATTTTTTAATTTAATATTACATTTTAATTTAAATAGTTTTACAGCATAACCTGCAAAACTATTTTCTTTGTAAATAATAAGAACAAAATGGATTCACTTCAAAATTATTTAAAAAAATTTTCAACAATTAATAGCAAATTTATTGATGATTTTTTTGCACTTTATAAATATGATACAAAAGATACTGAATTTGTTATTGATTTAGAAGTATTAATTGTATGGTTAGATGTTAGAAAAAGTACAATTAAAGAAACTCTTATGAAATCTTACACTAAAAATATAGATTATAAAATTTTATCAAATAATCAAGGTAAAAATGGTAGACCATCTGAAACAATAATGCTTACACCTGATTGTATGAAGCGATTATGTATGGTTAGTAGAACAAAAAAAGCTGAAGAGGTGCGCTCTTATTTTATTGACCTAGAAAAGCATATAAATCAATATAAAGATGTTATTGTTGAAAAATATATAACTAATCATACACCTAACCAAATTAATACAAAAGGTGGTGTTATTTACTTATTAAATACTGATTTGAATCTTCCAGGAGTTTATAAATTAGGTAAAACACAAGATTTTAAGTCACGATTAAAGACACATCAATCATCCCATGTAGACAATATAAAAGTAGTTAAAGTATATAAAACTAATGATATAGATAATGTTGAAAATTGCTTAAAACGATTTATGAAAAATAAACAATATAAAAAATATAAAGAATTTTATCAAGTTGATGTTGAAATAATTACTGATTTATTTAAAGTATGTAATGCTGCATCATTATCTGCTAAAAAAATATTAAGCAAATCAGAACAAAAAGGTGGCTACTTTATGTATTTAGAAAAAGAATAAAATTGAATTAGCTACAAATAAATAATTTAATTATACAGTTAAACACAATATTAATAATTATATATGGATTGGTTAACAAATCTATCTATTAAAAATCATATTAAAGATGTTAAAGATGTTAAATATTCTCCAAATCAACTTGCAATTAACAAAATTAATCAACAATTAAAAGATAATTTCAAATTTATTAAATATGATGGCATTATTCTAAATACATTTTCAGAAAAATTATTAAAACAAAATAATATGGATGTTATAAAAACAATTGTTTATCTAGATGGATTATCAAAGAAAGAAATTATTGATAGTTTTGAATCTATTGTTAAAGAATTAGAAACTTGCAATGAAATTGAAGAAGTTTATAAAAATATTATTACAAAAAAACAGGAAAATAGTAAGCTAGCACAAGAAAACTATGATAAGTTATTAGAGAAAACAAATAAACTTAATTTGGATGAAGAAACATTAATAAACAAATTACATATACTTGAAGAGCAAGTTGCTATGAATACAAAACTATTTGAAGAACAGCAACAAATAAAACAAGAAGCATTTGATAAAAAGCAAGAAGCATTTGATAAAAAGCAAGAAGTATTTGATAAAGATATATTGAAACAACACAAAAAGCTTGAATTATTAACTAATACAATTGATGGTGTATTTAGAACAGAAATTTATGAAGATGAATTTAATATACCGGAAAGCCAATTTGTAGAAAAAGGACGTTTAATACAATTAAAACCTGATATTTATTCAGTTGATAATGGATTATTATTTTCTAATCATAAAGATAATTATTTCAAAGAACTTATTAAATACGAAAACAACATAAATAAAAAACTTTTATTTAATTATGATAAATTATTGCCAGAAAATGAATATGTTATTTTAATACATATAAAAGCACATCACGCATATAATCTTAATGATTTAATTAAAAACGGTAGTATTATATATTATATTAATGAATTTAATGTAATATATATAACAAATTTTGGGAGAATTATAAAAATTAATCCAACATTAAACCTACATTGTCCAACTGATTATTGTGGGCAGCGTGGTTATTTACAATATCGCCCTATGACAAATATAATATATAAACAAAATAAACTTTATAATAAATCTGGTTATCATCCCTACGAAGAACGTGAAATTTTAGATTATGAATTACAACCATTACCATATCGTATGCCTAAACTATTTTTAACAGTAATTGAGGCATTTCAACAGCAAAATACTGACATGATGCAGGAATGTTGTAAGAAATATTTAGATATTACTAGAGAAAGTGAACGGAAAACTGAAATACTTACTGCTTTGCAATTTAATAAAATACTAAATGAAAAAAATACAATAATTGCAAATAAAGATGCAGAAATTACAGAACACTTAACAATTATTGATTTGCAAAGTACTGAATTGGATAAACTTAAAGTTGAAATTGCAAAGTTAAAAACAGCATTGCAATCTACTTTGAATTTATAGAAAAATATATAAATATAAAAATATAAATTTTTGTAGTATTTCTATGATGATGCAATAGATTTTTTAATTTTTTTTAATTTTTTTCAATTTAATAAAATTAAATTCCAGGTTTCAAATAATCAACTTCACTAAATTTAAAATTTAGTTCTTTTTCTTTAAAAATTTCCTGTGTAAATGCCTTAAATCGTTTCCCAGAATGGTACTTACCATAATTTTGAATAAACCAATCCCGCGGTTTATATTCATTGTTTGTCAATTTCTTTATAAAATTGTCTAATATAGGTGGGAATTCATCCGGTTTATCTGCATCAAAAAACGCCCCCGTATCTTTATCTAAAAATTGCCAGCCTCCTACAATTCCACTATTCATAAGTACTGGTAAATTGAAACACATTGCCTCAGATAAACAGCGCGGTGACGCATCTGAAAAATTAGGTAGGAAAATGAATTTGCATTTATTATAAGTTTTAATAAAATCATGATAAGGCATAAAATCTGTTAACTCCATAAGTTGATGGCAATTTGGCGGCATTTCACACCCAATTCGCCCCACTAGTAATCCTTTTAGCTTGTATTTTTTGCACATAATATCGAGAAACGTTTTAGCTTTTTCATAGTTGCGGTTGTGAGCTTGCCAAGTAGTAGGGCAATCTTTATCTTCAGGTTTTTTATCGCCATCTTTTAGACAAATGTAAATAAAATCATATTCTTTCTTAACGTCGGGGTCCGGTTTATGCTGTTCATAATTGGCAAAATCGCTTTCTGTTATATTTGCACAAGGAAACCCGGCTTTAATCCATTTGGCATTATTTTCAGGTCTAAAGCAACTTAGCCAGCCACGTGTAAGTGTAAAATAATCATAACCCCAAGCAGTATGCTTAGGATCGTGCAAAACATCATGAACATTGCTTATTGGCCCGGGAAATTCTGAATATGATGAACATCCTAAAAAATGCATACCTTTTACCTTTGCCTCATTATATTGAACTTCACATTCGTCACGTGTAAAGGGATGTGTGATAAGAACAATATTTGTCATAATTTCACTACCATCAGGCTTAACGGCATATACGTTTAAAAAAGGTCGTTTCATTTGGATAACATCTAGTTTGCCTGTATATTTATTGTAAACGTATCTAGCACCATAAATAAATGATGTTAATATTAATATAACAATTAATGTTAATATAATTTTTTTATAATATTGGATGAGTAAGTGTTTAGATTTATCTAGCAACCTACTAGAATATTTCAAAATAGGATAGTTCAACATAGTTTGTATTTCCTTATTATATCAATTGTGAGAAATTTATTATATAATATTAATATAAGTGTCAGTGTCAGTGTCAGTGTCAATATAATTTTGTGAGTGTATTGAATATTATGGCTAAATATACAAAAGTTCAAAGGAATAAGCGCAATAAGCTTAGCAAACGCAGGAGCCGTAGTGTGCAGTATGGTGGTCAAGATGGTCAATCGGAGATGCGGCCGCGTCTTGGACTATCAGGCAAACCTGCAATACCACACAAACCTATAGGACTAGTGCCAGGGGCAAGGGCAAGGGCAGTGGTAGCGCCAGGGGCAAGGGGTGTTACGAGTAACACGATCATTCATCCTATTGGACCACCACCACCGCCACCGATTAGAACTGCTGCCTTTCCCAACAGTTTTCCTACTAGGCCACCACCACAAGTATACACACCTACTGATATAGCTAAATTTGCGGCTAGTGCAAAGGTTGCTGCACCTGCACCTAAAAAGAAGACTGCTGCACCTAAAAAGAAAACTACTACTACTGCTGCTACTATGCATGCATATGAATATCCAAGCATAGATGCAAACACTACACCATTAAGAATACGCAGATCGAATCCATTCGCAGAACCTGCTGACTCAAAATGGAACTTAATAAATTATAAAAAAAATGCACATACCGACCCTCAATCATCTTTTATGCCAGCTTCGAGCAGGAATATGCCAGCTTCGAGCAGGAATATGCCAGCTTCGAGCAGGAATATGCCAGCTTCGAGCAGGAATATGCAAGCTTCACACGGTCCAGCTTCACACGGTCCAGCTTCACACGGTCCAGCTTCACGCACAACTCGCATGGCTTTTCCTGAAGAAAATGCCCAATCATCTTTTCATTTACCACCTGGCGAAGAATATACCAATCTTTAAACAAACAATTAATTATTTTTTTATTTTTATACAAATTAAATATATCTAGCAACTAAAATATTTTTTAAAATAGTCTAACAAAGACTTTAACCTATTAATATTAATATTACTAATATTAGTAATATTAATATATTTGTAATATAGTAGAAGTATAATTAGCATGTCAAAACATATAGAACGCGGCCCGCTATTCATTAAATTAGTAACTGATAGTGAATATAATAATAACACTAATAGTAGTAAAAATCCATATGAAAAATATTATGTAAATCCAAAAATAAAAACCATATTTAATATAAACATTGAAAACACTGCAATTACCAACGAACTAAAAAATTTTTTATATGGAAACATTTTCTCAGAATATAATAAAAATTCCACACATACATTAAGTGAATATATATTTAAATGTTTAGGATTACCAGAAAAAATAATTAAAAATAATAATAATAAAAGAACAATTAAAAATAATAATAATATTTTATCGCCCATTATATTAAAATTAAAAACGTCTACAATATTAACGATAGTTAAAAACTTAGAACCTAAATCACAACATCACATTCACATAGGAGAAATAGAAGTTATAACTCAGTGCATTGTATATTATTTTTTTCTTATTCTTAAAATTAATACAAATACAAATAGTACAAATACAAATACTGTAAATACTGTAGAAACACAAGTAAAAAAACAATTTCAACTAATTGAAAATCTATTTATTATTATTGAATTAGTTTTTAGTAAACTTAATTATATTAATGAACAGTTTAATCAGGAAAAAAATGCAAAGAAAAGCAACAATGCAAAGAAAAGCAAAAATGCAAAGACAAGCAAAACAAACAATAACGCGCCTGCGCCTTTATTGAAATCCAAAATTAATTATATAAAAACAAAAATTGACACACATTATGCTAACTTGGTATGCAGGTTAAATTCTATGATAAAAACATATATAATGAGATATACACGTGAAAAAATAAATAATATCACAATATGTAATTTTTTAAAAAAAGTAATTGAACTGTTAAAAGTAAAATTATTACCACGTGAACTGTTAAACGTAAACGTAAACTTATCACAATTATCAAACGAAATTAAAAATAAATATTGCATAGGAACCATAATTAATAATGATCAGGATTTAGAAGATCTTATACTACAAGCTAATCCTAACCGCGTTTTTAATATTACAGGTAATCATATAGCAGGCAATGTAACTACAAATGTGAATACACCTATAATCAATAATAGGACACGGCCATATGCCTTCCCTGCAGGGACATATGCCTTCAATGCAAATTTATATGCACCCAATTCTACACCCAATTCTGCACACCAATCATCACCACCACCACCACCACCCCCACCACCACCCCCACCACCA